ATGAAAACGAAGCGAGCACGCTACCAGAATGGTAGCATCCGACGAGTTAAAAGAGCCAAGGGATACGTATGGGAAGTGCGCTTCTCTGAGATGAAGGACGGCAAGCGGCATCAGCGTACGGAGATTTACGACCCGGCCAAATACAAGACTGAAAAGGATGTGCGGAAGGCCATCGAACTCACGGTCTCTCAAATCAACTCAGGCACAGCCGGGGTGAGAACAGACGCCAAGTTCGGGGCTATCACGACGCTGTATCGTACGGAGCACCTTCCCACTCTTCAACATTCATCTAAGAAATCGTCTGAGTATCTGCTGCGCGACTACATCGAAGACCAGTTCTCCCAGACCCCGTTGCGTGAGATGCGCCCTCTGGTTATCAACAACTGGATACAGGCGCTCGACTTGAGTCCCTCCTCCAAGAGGAACATCCGGACGGTGATGTCTGTCTGCTTCCGCCTGGCCGCGCTGCACGAGTACATCCCTGCCATGGAAGCAAATCCGATGACGCTAATCAAGCTCAAGGGCGTCAGCAAGCGACAGAAGAAAATCACGCCACTCTCTGTAGACGACTTCAAGAAGCTGCTGGCGAATCTCCCGGAGCCGCTCAACATCATGGTGCTGCTTCTGGGGGCCTATGGGCTCAGAATCTCCGAACTGCTGGCTCTCAAGTGGGAAGACATCGACGAAAAGGCAAAGACGATTTCCATCGTCCGCAAGTTCACGGCGGGGAAACTGGGTGAAACGAAAACACAGTCGTCAGAAGCTCCACTCCCGCTGTCCAAGCCCATCTTAGATGCTCTCTTGGCGTACAAGCCAAAGACCAAGGACAGTGAGTGGCTGTTCCCTTCCCCACGAACGGGTGGACCGCGCTCGGCGTCGATGCTTCTGCAAAAGGGATTGAGGCCGGTCGCCAAGGAGCTTGGCATAGGGAATGTCGGGTTTCACTCTCTGCGTCACGCTTGCCGCTCGTGGCTGTCCAGCGGTGGCGCTGCCGTGGGCACTCAGAAGGACTTGCTTCGTCACAGCGACATCGCTACGACCATGAACATTTACGGGGCTGCTCTGACGGATGATATGAGGAAGGCGCACGACCAGCTAGTCGAGAAGCTTATCGGCTAAACATCACTCGACTGCAACCACTCAATAAGCCTCTGGCGCGAAAAACGCCAGAGGCTTCCTAGTTTTTTGGCGGGGATTTTACCCAGAGCGGCCTGACGCTTCACCGTGACAGGGTGGCAGCGCAATAGCGCGGCGGCCTCGTCAAGCGTCAATACGTCGTCGTGAGTATAGTCCCCCATGAACAGTAGCCAAATCCTCTCTGCTATCTATTACTCTGCTTTCCTTGCAGCGATGTAGCGACACATCTCATAACTCAATTATCGTCAGCACGAAATAGAACGCAATTTTGGGAAATTTTTTCCAGCTTAAAAAGCAGCGAATCTCCAATAACCACGCGCTGAAAATAAATATTGCAGCCAAGAGAGCGTGTCGCTCGACCGATTCCCGGCCTTTCCACGGGTATTGTAGTCAGCCAAATATTTTGAGTATGATCATCGTCAATATCCACGAGGCGCGGCGTCCAACTACCCTACTTAAACTAGCTCAACTATGGTAGACGCCGATCTCAACCGGGTCCAGAGTAGATACAGAAGCGCCAATGAAGACGCGGCTCTCAAAGCTTTCTGAGAAATGTTTTCAAAACTATAGCTAAAAGTTTTGTGCCCTTCGTATACTTGAGGTGGCGATACATATTGACACTCATCGCTAAACTTCACTGGATCACTGGAGAAAGAAATGGATTCCGAATCGCAACTCATCGAACAACCTACGCAACCGCCAGCGGGGGATGCTGACTCACTGGCGGTGTTGGGACCGGCAAACGAACCTGTCATTTTGTCAGATTGGGAAGAGAGGAAACGGGGCACCGAAGAAAGATGGAAGCGAAGGAAACAAGCGCTCTTGGCAAAGTACGAAGCACTGGACTCCAAGTTAAACATCTATGGGGACAGCATCGCGCTCACGATAGACCAAGCAATTCCAACCTTAGCGGAAATGGAAGCATTCCTCTCTCGCAAGGGCCGTAACAAACTAGGGGGCATTGCCGACGAACTCAAGTTGATGAACTTTCCTAAGTGGGGAGAATACCTCATCAGCTATGCAGAGAAGTATGGTCTCTCTGCCCGCAGCCTTCAACGTCGCCTCCATGAATTTCGCGGGGAGAAAGGTTCCGAGTCACACCCAAAGCGCGACACACCAAAGGTCAAGGATGAATCCGGTGACGACTTTATTGCAAGACTGGTTGCGGCGAACCAACAACGTCAAGAGAAGGGGAACAACAAACGTCAAGAGATGGTGCCCGTCATACAGGAGACTCTTGCCAGCCAGCTATGCAAGGAGGGGGCACATCTAGCCCGTATGGTGAAGAATCCTCATGTATCACGCGAGACGCTCATTAAAATGGCGGATGCATATCTGGTAAAGCTTCATGGCGGCAACACCGAAAAGAAGAAGCCTGTGGGCTCCGAAGATGCTGAGGCCGCAGAGGAGACTGCATAAGAACCACGTAAATCGCTACTTGATGTACTGGGCAATGGTGCCCCAATAGCTCATGTCATGGAGGAAAGATGCCTTCGCTACTTGATTACGAAAATGAGTATTTCGCGCTGAACGATGAAGCAGCGCAACTCGTGAAGCAGATGAAAACCACAAGCGATTATGACTCGCGTGCCTCTATCCGAAAGCGATTAAAACCAATCGACAAACGTCGCCTTGATTTGCTCTGCTTAATGGATGAATTACGAGAAGAGTAGTCTAAACCCCGGCCTCTCACCGCGCATGGATGTGAGGCCGGAGTCATTTTGAGCGGTATCCCCGCCTCGCTGCCTACTCTACTGTCACCGGAAAGCTAAACTTCCATGACATGACAATAGCCATCGACCGAGCATCGCGCTCGAATACCACGCCCTCCGTGGTGTGGGCTGAAGGACACAACGACTCGGCTCTATCGAGTTCATAAATCTGCTTCGGGTGAGCATTACGGACGATGCGGTCGTACACGCTGTCCCTGAGAAATTGCGCTGCTCTAGCGGATGCTGCTTTAGCTGTTGTTGTTTTCGATTTAGACATCTCTATTGACCCTTTCCGTTTGCGGACTCTGTGACCGCTCGTATGGCTGTATCAATCGTCTGTTCAAGTTCCGTGAGAAGTTCCCGGAAGTATCGCCTTTGATCCTCAGACAGGTTGCGAAATGGTTTAGTCATTTTGCTCACCGTCTGGCTCCTCGATTATCAAGAGTTCTAGCTCAGTGACCTGCTCGTCCACGGGCGCTGTAATCGAGCGGAAAGTTTCGCAGGCGAACTGACAGCGACTCTTGTAGTCCATGTATGGCGATGATTTGCCGACGTGCTTTATGCGTATCTTCATTGCGTTCTCCCCCATAGCTCAAACATTCGGCGTCGGTGGTAAAACAACGCGACGGCATGGTCGCGCTGTTGTGATTGTGTGCCCCGGAGTTTGTAATCTCGTATCTCGTCTACAACGTCCCGGCTGGACTCAATCGTGGGGTCGGGGTAGCGGAGAAATAGCTTGAGATTGTCTCTCTGTTCAGATGTAAGCATGGGTGTCTCCTTTTGATTTAACTAGCCGGAGCCCCTTCAATCGTTAGTTAAATCATGTCGTGCTCGTAAGCCAAATGCTCATCGCGCTCAGATTTGGTGTCAAATGTATCTGTACATTCAGAGCAGGCATAGCTTAACTCGTCGTCTTCATCCTCAATGTTGAAAGCGGTGGTTGACTTGCCTTCGTCAAGGAACTGAGGCTCATCCTCGTGATACTGACCCGTGCGGTCGCGCTTTGCCTTCGTGCGGGAATACTTTCCTGTGCGTTCGTACCCGCGCTTTACCCTCTCGGTAGATGGGGCGACAGTTGCGGCCACCAACTTATCCATCCGCACAATGTAGGTATTGGTCTTGCGTTCGGTAGCGGGGATTTCCCCACCACATGCGGGGCAAGTTCCACCCCCCATCCCGTGGTTGCAGATGAATCCCAACCCGCAGAGATGATTTATGGAGTAGATGACCGTGCGACGGGTCAGTCCCGTAAATTCAGCGAGACGACCAAATCCCGGCCAGCATTCGCCGGTATCCTTGTCCGCATGTTCGGCGAGATGTAGGAGCACCAGTTTGTCTGTAGGGGTTAACCCCTTCATGGTGAAAACAACATCGGTAAAGTTATAGGCCATGACTTACCCCTTCGCCTTGGTGCCGCGAGGACGGGTAAGTCCGTTTGCTTTTGCTACTTGGTTCACATAACTAAGACCGACCTTGTGCTTCAGAGCTATGAGCATGTAACTCAAAGCGGGGTTATTTAGGTCTGAAATTACGTCGGCTCTTACTTGTTCACTCTTCTTTTTCATCCTGCACCTCGTAAACACGTTCTTACAAAGGCACTGATAGAATGAAACTTTGGAATTATCGCGTAACAACGACGGTCTAAAGGACTTAAAGCTTTATAGTAAGTTGTAATGATGGCTGGGTGTTATCATACCCGTCTATGACTAGTGAATCCATTGCACTGGTGCATTAGATTCACCTAGTGCAATGGATTCACCAGTAGGTAGTGCAATGGATTCACCCCCCTAGTGCAATAGATTCACTGGGGTAGTGCAATAGATTCACTGGGGTAGTGAATCTAGATGTGGCTTATTGCTAGATTCTAAAAGAGTAAATTGCGGAACCCGTCATTGAACCCGTCATGAACCTGTTAGAGAACCCGTCATTGAACCCGTCACTTTCAATACGTCACCGGGTGTAAGACGGGAGACAAGGACGATTCCTACGGAAGGTGAAACGGGAAGAGACAAGACATCGACTTCCAAGTAGAGCAGAGACACAACCAGCATCCCGCCCCGAAGTCTGGAAGGATTCCGCGCCCCGCCCGTCTCACCCCTCCGTGCATTAGTAGGGAGTCATTCCCGGAACAGATGAAGCAGCTTTTGATGTAGTCGTGGCCGCTGGCGGTGTCTTCCTCCCGGTCTTCACCATCGCCGGTAGGACGAACAGGAACTGAGCCAACGCTTGAGCGAATTCTATGACCCGGCGGGCATCATCTTGTGTAGGCAAGGAGGCATCTTCATCCGCATGACGCTGATCATTAGCCTCAAGTCGTACTTCATGAGCCCACGCCTTCATTTCTTCCGTGATGAGATGGGAAGTCGCTGCTTCGCCTATCCGGGCGTAAAGGGAGCCTCCTTTGAGCCCCTTTTCCTTGAGCATTGCATCGACAGAGGAAGCTACAAGCATCACCGCTCCCGATGGGGCATGTAGGCTTGCAAGGGCTTGAGTTAGGAAGTGCCTTGCTCGTTCCGGTACCGCGTCAGAAACGGACGCCACCTGGGGCCACATCTCGGTGACATACTGATTCGACGGGTGCCCGGTAGTGAGAACAACGCCCCCGCAGGTGTGGCAGACGTAGGTTGTCCACCTTCTCCTGTTGCGGTTATCATGCTGAGCGGTTTCATGTAACCATAACCGAGTTATACGCGGCTTGGCCACGCCGCAATGGGGGCACCGTTCGAGTTCCAGTTCGTCTGCGTCATTCATTTGCAGCCATTCTACCACCGAAAGTTATCCCTGAGTTTTCGACTACAGGCCGCTCCTTTAGGAGCAGCCATGCGAACCACCAAAATCAGCAGCACAGCAATAGACGCTCTGGCGTCAGCCACAATAAACAGCAACATCCTCGTCCTTCCCGTAACACTCGACCGCACCGCCTACACCGAAGTAGACAAGATACTCAAGGAATGCGGCGGCAAATGGAACAAGGGCAAGAAGGGTCATGTCTTTGTTTCAGATCCCACTGAGCAAATCCAGAGCATCGTCTCCTCTGGAGAAGTCCTGTTGCTGAGCAAGAACGGATACTTTCCCACACCACGAGGACTAGCTGAATACGTCGTCGGTTTGGCTGACATTTGGGAAGGCGGTCTATCCGTCTTGGAACCTTCCGCTGGCAGCGGTGGCTTAGCCGATGTCATCCGGGAGTTTCATCCTGACGCCAAGCTGACTCTGATTGAGATTCAGCCCAAACTCTGCATGGAGCTACGAGCTAAGGGGTATGAGCCCATCCAATCTGACTTCCTGTCGATGGAGCCTCAACCCATCTATGACAGGATTTGCATGAATCCGCCGTTTGAGTCTCAAGGCGACTGCGACCACATCACTCACGCATTTAAGTTTTTGAAACCCGGTGGCCGTCTAGCCGCTATCGGCGGTGGTGGCTGGGAGTATCGCCAAGATAAGAAGGCTAAGGCGTTCCGGGAGCTACTCGACGATTACGCAATGATGAATGAGCCCAATAAGGTCGGAGCGTTCAAGGAGTCAGGAACGATGGTTGGAACGCGGACGGTTGTGTTGTGGAAGCCTTAATTCGACGGTCATCCCAGTTTCGCTTCCTATGTGTTGTGGTTCATGGTGGGGTCAATCTCCTGATAGAAGCCGGTCTTAACAGGGTCTTTCCAATGCTGCTGAACATAATAATGAAAGCTACCCGTCGTCTCATGCGTCTGCGTCTTATCGAATGCGTCCAGATACTCTAGCTTGATTAGAATCCGCCAGTGCGTCTTTCGAGCCACTATCTCCCGCAACTCGGTTTCTGAAATGTCGATAGGACTCACCAATTCTTTACCTGACCCCAGAAACGTGACAAGTGGCAGCATTCTCGATATTGACATAGGCTCCAGAGTTGGCAATTCCGTGCGAGTGTGCGTTGACCCCATTCTTTGAATGAAGGCCGGGGTCTGACCATAGTTTTTCATTTTCCAGACGAATCTAGAGGGCGTTGGAACCATCGAAAGATTAATTTGTTCAATTGCGCTTAGGCCGAACGTCATGGGAGGGGGCTCGTTTTCTTGTAGCTCGATTCCAACCCATGCCCTCAGCCCATCGTGGCTGGCCTGTACCTGTCTTTTCAGTTGGGCAGTCTGCTCTCTCAGCGCATCAAGCGTCGTCTGAGTAGCCGCCGCAGTGGCTGCATTGGCAGCACGGGCATCAGTGGCCTGTGTATCCATCGTGTTGGCTTGTCTAGCGATGGCTCTTAAGGTGTACCACGCAATAACTGCATATCCCAGTGTGACCCATACGATTAAGAACTCTGGTCTGACGGGCCATGGTAGTGGCTTCTCAGGCGGAATGCTCTGTACCGGAGGTTTTGACGGAGTAGTATCAACAACCGGGACCGGAGGGTCTATAACCACATGCGTTGGTGGTGGGGGTGTTGGGTTCGTCTTCAGTTTTAGAGTATGACTCTGCCCAAACAACAACGATGTACCGAGTAAATACAGCATTGCTATGCTTCTCAACAGCGCCATGCACTTGTACCTCATCCTTGAGTTGCTTACAGTTTACAGACTACCGCCCCCGATAGTATGGACATCAACTCCGCTTACGCCCTTCACCGTGACAATCCCACCCCAGAAACACTCTCGTCGCTCCTGACGTTGTGCAGGAGCTACGCGCTGGCCTTGGCCTACTCCTTTCATCTCCGTGACGCAGAGGACGCTGCGAGCGAAGCCGTAGCGTCGGCATGGCGCTGTCTGGACAAGTATCAGCCGTCTCGTAGCAAGTTCTCGACATGGTTCCATTCGATAGCCAAGCACCGCCTCCTTGAGGAATTCCGCCACATCGACCGGGCGAACAAGCTTGAACTGTGTGAGGATGCCATCGGGCAAATCGAAAGTGTCACTGAAGTAGACGCCGAGGCTGTCGTGAATGTTGTTCTTCGGCTCATCCCGAATGACTCGACAGAACGCCGTCTGGCCGACCTCATATTGTCCGGTCACACCATCAAAGCGGCTGCGCGTCAGATCGGACTCAGCGAGTCATCCGCCCGTAAGAAATTGCGTCGGCTCAGTGCGACCCTAAATTAAATTTCAAAAATGTGTCCGGTTTTCCCTCTTGCTGCACTTAATAAATAGCCGGTCAATGTTGAGACTCCAGACCACGGGCGGGTCACGAGACGCCAAATCGAGTTTCCCGCCCATTACACGTCCGAAGAGAGTTAGACGGGATTCAGCCAGTGATACCCAATTCATTTTCATTTCCGGCATATTGCGCAGCAAACCAAGCCGGAGTCACGACCAGTTCTGGGCTTACCACTGCCGCACAGGGGTTGATTCTTTCCAATCCAAATGCCTCGCAGGTACGACTAGTCATCGAGCGTGTTGGCTTTTCATTCGTTAATCCTTTTAACGTCGCTGCCGCCATCGGTTTCGCCGTGGGAACATCTTTAACAGATGTTGTTCATACGACCCCGTTGTCTGTAGTTCCTGTCATGCTTGGCTCACAGACGGGCTATGGGCTTTGCGATTCCGCAGCGACTCTTCCCACCGCTCCCGTCGTAACGCACATTTTTGCAACCGGCCTAACCGATGAGGTGATGGCCACACAGATTATCGACCTCAATGGAAGCCTCGCTATCCCACCGGGCGGCTATGCATTGATATTCACTTCAAATCCATCTGGGGTTAATGCGCTGTATGCCAGCGTCCAATGGACTGAGTTTCCTCTGTAACAAATGCCCGACGCGCCAAAGAGGCCCTGTAAGCATCCACGATGCCCAGCACTGACGGACGACGGCTGGTGTGACGGTCACAGCAGCCAACGATGGCAAGCAGATCGGTGGCGCGGCACCAGTGCCAGTCGCGGCTACGATTACAGATGGTCGAAGTTCAGAGCATCTCTTATGAGAGAACCTGAGTTTGTTCTGTGTCGGGATTGCTTAGCAGCGAACATTTACCGCACGGCTGAGCAACTGCATCATCCGAAGAAAGTCAGAGACTTTCCTGAGTTGCAGTATGACCGCAGCAACATCATTCCGCTGTGTGAGTCGCATCACTCTGCTAGGACTGCCCGTGGTGAGTGAGCTATAGATATGTCGTTCTGACATCGACGATTTTCATGCAGGGTAGGGCGGGGTAAAAATCGCATCGGCACTGGCAAAACTAGACCGCATGCCAGTCAAATTTTCACGGTCGCGAAATTCAGGGTGGGGTATTTTTGAAGCTTTCTGAACTAAAACAAGACACGAAGAATAGCAATCGGGGAACCAAACGCGGGCGTGAGTCTGTAGCCAAGTCACTTGAGCAGTTCGGTGCCGGACGCTCCGTACTTATAGACCGTGACGGCAACCTCATCGCTGGCAATACGACTGCTCAGCAGGCGTCAGCAGCCGGAATCGATGATGTCATCGTCGTCCAGACTGATGGCACTCAGCTTGTGGCCGTGCAACGCACGGACCTGTCCATCGACGATCCCAAAGCCCGCGCTCTAGCGATTGCGGACAACAGAACCAGTGAGCTTGGTCTTGACTGGGACGCGGATGTCCTCAAAGACCTCATCCCGGACCTGAGCTTGCAGCCGTTCTTCTCTACGGACGAGATTGCGGCCATTTTGGGGGTCGTAGATGACTCCGTCTCGGAAACCGCGCCCTCTGATAGCAGTTACAAGGCTCAATACGGCGTCATCGTCATCTGCAAAGATGAAGCCGACCAGAGGGACGTATACGACCGCCTGACAGCGGGCGGCCTCGAATGTAAGGTCGTGGTGACTTAAATGAAATTGGAAGTACGCAACTCCTGCAAAGACTTCAACAGCTACCGGGCGGCTCGTGTCAAATCCCTATTCAACGCGGAGTCGGGCGCTGAGTTTAACCTTGACGCGCAACTAGACATTGACGACGGTAACTGGAAGATTGGCGTGATCGTCGGCCCCTCCGGCTCCGGTAAGACCTCTTTAGGCCGCAAGGTGTTTGGCCACGACGCCCTTTATCAACCCGAGGGATGGCCGACAGATAAACCTATAGTCGATGCTATCGCCCCTCAGGGTGACTTCGACGCTGTCACCGGCGCTCTCGCTACGGTAGGCCTTGGCTCAGTTCCCTGTTGGCTCCGTCCTTACCAGGCGCTGTCCAATGGAGAGCGGTTCCGCGCTGACCTCGCAAGGATCATCAGCGAGTCACCAGCCAGCATCGTCGTCGATGAGTTCACCTCGGTCGTTGACCGGCAAATAGCTAAGTTTGGAGCATTAGCCTTCCAGAAGGCGTGGAGACGTACAGGCGGGCAGTGTGTATTGCTGTCCTGTCATTACGACGTAATCGGGTGGATCGAACCCGACTGGGTTTTCGACACGGGAACCGGCAAGTTCTCAAGGGGGTCACTTTGGCGACGGCCAAAGTTTGACCTCGAAATTCAGCAGACGGATGCAAGTTACTGGCCGCTATTTAAGCCGCATTACTATTTAGACCTTCATCTCCCTGTCGCCGCTCAATACTTCGTTGGCTCTGTTGACGGTGAGCCGGTGTGCCACATGGCAATGTGCACCATGAATAAGGGCAAGGGCGGTTTCGAGGGACGCGGGACGCGCCTAGTCGTCATGCCTGAGTGGCAGGGCGCTGGCGTCGGTATGCGGTTTCTCAATGCCATCTGCGAGATGTGGCGACGCGGCGGAAACAAATGGGGCAAGCCCCTTACAACGATCTTTCATACATCCCACCCCGGCTTATGCGCCGGTCTGCGGCGCGATCCAAAATGGCGTCAGGTATCGGCCATCCTTTATGGGGCTAACAAGGTGAGCAGCACCAAGTCAACGTCAAGGAGCCAGCGCAAGCTCGGAAAAGAGCCGGTCGGCGCTGGCACAGGTTACGGCGGTCACTTCAGAGCCGTGCAGGGATTCAGATACCACGGGGAAACAGCTAAGCAATGAATGTTTTCCTCTGTGGTCAAAAACAGTTTGGCGCAAGCGTCCTTGAGGCGGTCGCCAAACAGTACAGAGTCCTCGGCGTATCATCACCGGCATTCTCGGGGAGCCTGTCCACGGATGGGTCGCCTAAGTTTGACCGTGTACGCGCAACGGCGGAGCGGCTTGGGATTCCATGGCAACCGGAAGTCAGGGCTGAGTCACTGCCGCGTGGCACGGACATCATCGTCGCGGCTCACAGTCACGACTTCATAGGCCGCAAGACGCGGGCGCGGTCTCGATTCGGAGCAATTGGCTATCACCCATCCCTCCTTCCCCTTCACAGGGGCCGAGACGCGGTCCGTTGGGCGCTACACGGCGGCGACAGGATTACGGGCGGCTCCGTGTACTGGCTGACCGACAGCATCGACAGCGGGCCGATAGCGGCTCAACAGCACGTATTTATTCGCCCCGGTGAAACAGCGGAGACCCTTTGGCGCGGGCAGCTTGCCCCACTTGGCATCCGTCTCCTACTGAAGGCGCTAGCCGACATCGATAGCGGACTCGCGGTCAGAGTGCCGCAGGATGAGCAGTGCGCGACATGGGAGCCGTCATTCGACAGGCCGCCATTATTCCGGCCTGAGTTGCCGCAGCTTGGCGAGAGCGGCCTTCGGTATGAAGTGGAGCGGCTAGACGGCAACGGGCAAGACAAGCGCTCGGAGTATTAAATGCCAGCAGGACGTAAGCCAAAGCCGACCGCGATTAAAGAGCTAGCGGGAAATCCCGGCAAACGGCCTTTGAACAAGAACGAACCGAAGCCCGAAGGCATTCCGGCATGCCCATCTCAACTCAACGCCGTTGCAAAACGTGAGTGGACGCGAGTGTCGAAAGAGCTAATCCCGATGGGGTTGCTCACATCAGTCGATAGAGCATCACTAGCCGCCTACTGCACAGTATATGCGCGTTGGGTAAAGGCTGAGGCTGATATAACGCGTCTCGGCGAATACATAAAGAGTTCCAAGTCAGGTTATCTGATTCAAGCTCCGTGGGTCGGCGTTGCAAACAAGGCGCTCGAACTCATGCACAAGTTCGCTGTCGAGTTCGGTTTCACGCCGTCCAGTCGGACGCGACTTTCAATAGAGCCGCAGAAGCAAGAAATGAATGACGAATTTGCAATACAGCGACCGCGCAATTTTGTACGCCCAGAGGGTACTGAGCGGCGAGATTTTAGCTTGCAAGTGGGTCCGCCAAGCGTGCCAAAGATTTCTGGCCTTCCTAACTAGGGATAGCCGCTGGTTCTTCGTACCAGACATTGCAAACGAAGTATGTCGCTTCGCTGAATTGCAGCGCCATGAAAAAGGAAAGCTACAAGGGCGGCGGTTCAAGCTAGAAGACTTTCAATGCTTCATCCTCGCCAGCATATTCGGCTTCGTCGATGATGCGGGCACCCGCATGGTACGGGAAGCCTTCATCCTCATCCCGCGTGGGAACGGCAAGTCACCCCTCGCGGCAATCATCGCGTTATGGATGACGTTCTTCGATGGCGAATTGGGTTCGGAAGTCTATTGCGGTGCTGCTGGGGAAGACCAAGCTCGTGAAGTGTTTCGACCTGCAAAGGCGATGGTCGAACAAGTCCCTGAACTGTTCAAACGCTACGGAATAACAGCCGCAGCAAAGAGCATATTTCAGGAGTCCACACGCTCTCGTTTCAAGCCTGTCATTCGTAATCCGAAGGACGGTGCCAGCATCTACTGCGCCATTCTTGATGAATGGCATGAGGCATTAGACGCGGTTCAGTACGACTGTTTCCGGACAGGCGCTAACAAACGTAAGAACTCGCTGCTGTTGGAAATCTCGACTGCTGGCGTCACGACTGAAGGTCCGTGTCATCAGAAGCAAAAAGACGTAGAGCTAGTGTTGAGCGGCACGGTAGAAAACGACCGGCTGTTTGGCATTATCTACGGCATTGATGATGACACCGACTGGACATCACGCGATGCCCTCGTCATGGCGAACCCGAACTTGGGTATCTCCAACGACGAAGAGGCGTTACTAGACGACCAAGCTGAGGCGGTAAGGAATCCGCAGAAGCAAAACATATTCCGGACGAAGCACCTGAACGTCTGGTGTACAGCCTTGAACGGCTGGATGAACATGGCAGCGTGGCAATCCCGCTCCGACCCGGCTCTGAAAGCGGAGCCGCTCGTACATCTGGCTTGCTGGCATGGCTCCGACTTGGCAAGCAAGTTGGACTTGTCTGCGACCGTGATGCTGTTTAGAGACGATTCACTAGGCGATAGGCCGCATTACTACTGCTTTGCCAAAGCTTATCTTCCCGAGTCGCGGGTCAACCTTCCCGAGAATCAACACTATCAAGGTTGGGTCAAGCAAGGCTGGCTTACGGCAACTCGTGGAAGTTCGATGGACTACTCAACCATCGAAGCCGACACGCTGGCTGATATTGCCAAGTACAAGATTAGTGAGCTTGCATACGACGCCCGTTATGCGGATGAGTACAGCCAGAGAGTGAGTGAGGAGAGCGGAATTCCTCGCGTCGAGGTTCCACCTTCTCCGGCAGCACTGACACCCGCCATGAAGGAACTAGAGGCGGCTGTCTACGATGGACGCTTTCACTTCGACGGCAATCCGCTTCTGACATGGTGCATCGGCAACGTTCTCACATACGAAACACGGTCGGGCAATTATGCGATGCCCGACAAACAAACGCCGAACAACAAAATCGACGTTGCAATGGCTCTCTTCATCGCGATGGCGAGAGCAATGCTGGCTCCCCCGATTAAGAGGAAGTATCAGAGAATTACGTTCTTTTAAAGGCCGCGTAAATGAATTTTATTAGTTTGAATCTCCCACGACCGGAGAAACGAGATTCCCCCAACCTCAACCAAGCGGGGGTGTCTCTCGCCGCTGGTCTCGCTTCCCTCGGCATGGGGACATTCACAGACTCAAACGAGACGGTTAATGAGCGTACTTCCTTTGAGGTTCCCACGTATCTGACGTGTGTGAGGATTCTATCCGAGAGCGTCGGAACTTTGCCGCTTCGGGTGTATGAAAAGATGCTACGCGGCCAGCGCCCCGCGCCATCGCACTATCTGTACTACTTGCTTACTGAGCGTCCCAACCCTCAGATGTCCGCCGCTGTGTTTTTCCAGACGTTGATGACAGGTGCGGTTGGTTGGTCGAATGCATACGCAAAAATTGAACGTGATTCAAGCGGAGCCCGACCTGTTGCACTTTGGCCGCTGCTCCCGTGGAAGACAAAGCCAGTTCGTAAGAACGGCATTCTGGCCTTTGAAACTACCGACACCGCCGATGGGTTGCCAGCAACTATCAAGTCGGAGGACATGCTTCACATTGTTGGATTCACATTCAACGGTTTGCAAGGGACATCGTTCAGTCATCTAGCTCAGCAGTGTCTTGGGCTGGCTCTGGTAGCAGCCCGGTTTGGTGCTCGATTCTACGCGAATGGAGCAAGGAACTCATTCTTTTTACAAGCTGACCACGACTTAAGTCCGGAAGAACTCACCGAAATGCGACTTGATGTTGAGGCGCTTTCGACAGGTGCTAACGCATGGCGTGTAGCCAATCTTCCAAACGGGGTCAAGATTGTTCCAGTCGAGACCAACGACAATGCGCTGGCTGAGTACACGACCACCGCCAAGTACACCCGTGACGAGATTGCCGCATTTATGCGCGTCCCCGGCTACATGGTTGGGTCTACGGAGAAAGTTCTCAAGTCCACAGTAGAGGCACAGAACAGAGAGTTCCTCTCCTATTCGCTTCAGCCGTGGCTGGTAAAGATTCAGCAAGAGTTTCAGTACAAGCTGCTGCCCACGATGGGTCGCACGGCCAACCAGTATGTCATTCGTCACTATCTCGACGCCCTGCTTGCAGCAGACACACTCACGATGACAGCGAAGCAGACCGCTGGCCGCATGGGTGGATGGCTTTCTGTTAATGACATTCGTGAACAGCTTGGACTCGAACCTGTGCCCGGCGGCGATGCCTACATCACGCCGTTGAATTATGTGACCGCAACTGAGGCCGCTGAGGGTGAAGAGACGGACAACGATCCTGAGGACACCAGTCCGGACGACGACAAGACAGACACCGACCCTGAGGTGCTACAGGCGAAGGGCGCAACCAAGATTATCGCTCAGGCGTTGCAACCACCGAAGCAGCAACCACGGTCGATGTTTGAGCCTCTGTTCAACGATGCCTACAGCAGATTGCAGAATAGGTCGAAGAAAGATTCGGCTGCAATAGCACAGACGCTCTCACCCGTATGTGTAGCCGTGGGCAACTACTTCAGAAGCAGCAAGACGGTCGGCACCGCTGAACAAAAAGCCGTCGATAAATATATGACCGGCCTTGAGTCCAGAGTCAGCACGACAACCGCAGACGCTGAATTCAAGAAGCTGCTGAGGTGCGTTGTATACGCGATTGAAGAAGACTCCGCAGAGGCAAGAGCTAGAGAGCACCTGTCAGAGCTAGAGGTTTCAAATGAGCACAATTGAACGTAGATATACAAGTCAGCCCGTTCTTGTGGACGGCGTAGACTCACCAAAGATTACAGGCTATGCAGCGGTGTTTAACTCCCCGTCAGAAGACATGGGCTTCATCGAAAAGGTCGACCCTCATGCCTTCGATGACACTCTGACTGACGATGTTCGCGCCCTTTGGAATCACAACCCTGATGCCGTGCTCGGTCGCACCAAGTCGGGCACCCTGCGATTGAGCGTGGATGCAAAAGGTCTTCGCTATGAGATTGACCCGCCAGACACGCAAGCAGCCAGAGACCTGATGACGAGCATGAAGCGCGGTGATGTTGACTCGTCCAGTTTTGGATTCATCACCAACGATGAGAAGTGGGATTACACCACGTCCCCGGCAACACGCACTTTGCTGAGCGTGTCTCTCATGGATGTCTCACCAGTGACCTATCCGGCCTACTCTGCCTCCTCATCCGAGGCTAGAAACTTTCCTGACGGCGTGCCCGACAGCGTTGTTCGTGCCTTGGCAGCTAAGGCGGAAACAAGCGATGACGAAAGCACCGATGTGCCGCCGACAGATTGCCAGTGTGGTTGCGGCCAGTGCCGAGCGGGAAGCTGCGAGATTTGCAGCGATGAAGATTGCAGTGACCCCAACTGTGACTGCAATGAACTTAGAGCCATCAAGCTGGCTATCGCTGTAGCAAGAGAGTTTTAAAGCATTGTCTAAAGCAAGATACTTCGCTGCCTAGAGCAACTCTTGAATGAGTAAGCGAGAACAACACAACCGTTAATGTATTGCACGCCGCAAGCATAACTAAAACGCAGTTATAGGAAGCCCCTATATACAAGGACACCAAAATGAAAGCTATTGAACTTCGCGAAAAGCGTGCAAAGCTTGTCGCCGATGCACAGGCACTTATTCCCAATGACATGAAGGACTTTGGTTCTGAACTACGCACCAAGGTTGAAACCATGTTGTCTGATGCTCGTGGTCTGGATTCGATGATTGCTGCTTTTGAGCAGGAAGAAACTCGCTCCGCAGAAACACGCGCCAAGGCATTGAACCTTTCCGACATCACCGGCTCTATCGAGTCTGCTGACAAGGAAGCAACCAAGACGGCATTCCGCAGCTATCTCCGCACCGGCAAGATTGAATCTCGTGAACTCAGCGTCTCCGCTGATGGCATCCTGATTCCTACTTTCGTTGCACAGCCAGTCGTTGCTAAAAAGGCTCCGGGTCAGATTTATGACCTCGTGGGCAAGATGGCAACCGAGACTGGTGCGCCTATCAAGGTTCCGTATTGGAATGACTTGTCTAACGCTTGGGTGCTGAACTCCGCTTCACTCACCACAACCGACCCCGCAGTTTCTGCCGGGCCGACTATCACGATTGATGACCTCCGCTTCAATCCGCTGTTGCTAGACAACAGTTTGATTACCGACGCGGCGTTCGACATCGAGGCACAGGTCGTGTCCGACATCTACACCCGTTACATCCGCAACTCGTCACAGTGGATTACGGTCGGTAACGGCAGCAACATAGCCGGTCTGACATCCATCACCGCTGGCGTGACCTCTGCGACCTCGGGTGTCATCGGCTATGCCGACATTGTGAAGCTCGTCACTTCTCTTGACCCGGCTTACAGTGCGGATGCGGTGTTGACCTACAACACGACCACTCAGGGCGCTGTCGCGGAAATTCTCGATGGCAACGGTCGTCCCATCTTCAATGCGTACACCGATGCTCCCGGCACGGTCGGACAGATTCTCGGTCACAAGGTCTTCTTGAACCAGTATCTGCCCAATGTTGCTGCTGGCAACGTCGCCATTCAATACGGCGATTTCAAGCAGGGTTACACGTTCCGTGAAGTGAATCCCGGCATCCGCGTCAAGTTTCTCGACCAGCTTTACATGGCACAGAACCAGGTTGCGTATGTGGCCTTCGCCCGTGCGGGTGGTGTTGTTCTCAACGCTGGCACACCTCCTGTGCTGTCGCTCACTGTCCACGCTTAACCAATACGGGGGCTGTGTCAAAGCAGCCCCCACAACCCAAGGAACTCATGTTAATCAAACTCACTCAGTCATTCTTCTACGTTCCGTCAACGACGATGATTCGCGGCTCAGTCATTGAGATTGCGGATGCGATTGCGACCGACTGGATTCGCGCTGAATTGGCTGTTCCTGTATCGCCCAAGGCGGAAGCCGCAGTGTTGCCACATTACGCAAAGGCAGTCAGCCTTCGTCACAAAGCTAAGGGGAAGTCATGAGCACAATCAGTCTACAGTGGGTTGAGAACACAGGCAGTGAGCCTCTTGCGCTTGCAGACGTCAAGAACTTTCTGCGAGTCGATTCGACCAACACAGCGGATGACACGCTCATCACTGGTCTCATCACCGCCGCAAGGAACAGAGCCGAGACCATCACGGGTCGTTCCCTCATCACCAGCACCTGGACATATTGGCTCGACTCATTTCCATACGGGTGGCAAGAGAACACCGGGCCGGCACGCAACACGGTAAACAGATTTGTTAACTGGTGGGCTGAGAACCAGACTCTAAGGATTCCTAAAGCTCCGCTGCAATCGGTCACGTCAGTTCAATACATGCCCTCAGGTGGTGGCTCATATCAGACGCTTGACCCGTCGCTCTACGTAGTGGACACAGCGTCGAACCCCGGCTGTATCTCACCCGCTGCCAACTACTACTGGCCGTTTAGCTGGACGATTCGCAACGCTGTACAGATTGAGTTCGTAGCCGGTTACACAGATGTTCCCGAACCCATTCTCATGGCGATGAGGCTCATGATTACGGATTGGTACGAGAATCGCTCTGACTCAGCAACCGTCAACACCGCTGCAAGTACGCTGCTCAGAGCTTACAAGTCACAGCCGGTCGGCTACACGGGCAGGTAAACATGTTTGACCCACTAGTTATTCGACCCGGCGACCTACGGCACATCATCGCTATTCAATCTCAAAGCACGGCTCGTGATGCACTCGGTCAGTTGAACTCAACATGGGCGACTGTGCTCTCGACATGGGCGCAAATTCAGGGCACGTCTTCACTGACATTCAAATTCACCTTTCAGAACAACGCACTGGCCAGCAACGCGACCGACTGCATCACGATGCGCTATCCATCGGTTGATGTGACGCCCGGTATGCGAGTTCTATTCGGCGACCAGACGTACACGATTCAAGCCGTCGATAACGTCCTTCGCCGCAATCGGGTGCTACATCTCGCGGTAGTCGGCATCTCGACAGGGAGCAAGTAATGGACGACGGGTTCTCAATCAACATCGAGACGAGAGAGCTAGACGAAGCGTTGTCGAAGCTACCTGTCAAGGTTGCAGGTCGGAAGACACGCGATGCGCTGCAAGCTGCTGGCGATGTCATTCTCTATTCGATGAAGGCGCTCTGCCCGGTCGCCACGGTGGAGCCTGATTCAAGCAGCAATGCGCTCGCACCGGGCGTACTTCAATACAGCCTCACGACTCAGGTGCAATCGAGCGCGAACGCCGCACCGCGAGTGAAGATCGGCGCTCCCATCGAGACGGCTCACGTCGCATGGTGGGTGGAAAACGGCTTCGACAGCATCAAGGCCAAGCGTCATATCGAAGGAAAGCATTTCATGGCAGGCGCGTTCGATGAGTCCGCTGAACGTGCTGTCGATGTTCTGATTGAGACGCTCGGCGAATCGCTGCTGAGCAAAGAGAAAGACGAGGGCTAACGATGCTAATCACCGGCCTAGTCGCCTATCTCCTGACTCAAACGTCAATAACATCTCTCATCGCGCAGGGCAACGCCTTACAGCCGATCCCCGCACCTGTAGAGATCACAGACACGAGCGGCAATCCGCTGTATCCCTGCGTCACGTTTCAGATGGTGTCAGACGCGCCTCAGTATACGCTGACCGGCACAGCGGGAATATCTACAGCCCGCATCGTCTTTGACTGTCTCGCTCCGCTCGACCCCGGTGGTTATGGAGTCTCTCGCAATATCGCTCTGGCGGTGAAAGCCGCTCTATCCGGCTATCAGGGCACCTTGCCTGATGGCACCAAAGTGTGGATGGCAGAAGTCGTTAATGTTCTCGACATCTTCTCGCCTGATGCATTGTTGTCCACCTGCTCCGTACACGTCTTAGTGACTTATTCAGACTAAGCCTTAACCCACAAAGAGGATTTAAATCATGAGCACTATATCCAAAGCCGGTACAGGAGCCGGGGCACTACTTGTCATCTCTGCCACCGCTGCTACCGTCACCACGCCCGCGCCCGCACCTTCCACACCTCCAACTGCACTGACCGTCTCGCCTACGTCTTCGCCGACCGGCATTGCAATTTTGCAGATGAAGGAATTCTCTCTGCCCAGTCAGAAGTTGAGCTTCGACTCTATCACTAACACTAACTCGCCCTCCTCAGTAGCTGGCACGGTTACTAACGAGTACATTCCTACTGTCCTCGACGGCGGAGAGTTCAGCGTGACCGGTATTTTCCTGCCCTCCGACCCCGGCCTTTCCGCTATCCAGACGGCATTCTATTCGGGTTTGGCGAATCAATTTCAGATTCAGTTGCAGCCAATCGCCGGACAAGCCACGACCGGGAATATCTACGAGTTCAATGCGTGGGTGCAAGAACTCCCAGCGCCCGTGAGCGTCTCACCCGACAAGGCTCTCACTGTGAAGTTGAGCCTAAAGCTTCAAGGCGTGATGACCGTAAAAACGGGAAGTTAAAAATAGATGGGCGGCTCCATGGGTCGCCCACTAAAAGGACATTATGACTAATCCAGTACAGCCAACAACTCCGCTGATAATCGGCGGTGTGAAGTACGAACTGCTGTTCGACCTTGAGGCCATCGCACACGCGGAAGACCTTACCGACCGCCCATTGCTCACAGGATTCAAACAGCGCGATTGGAACACGCCGACGATTTCATTCGTGCGTGCTCTGCTCTACGCTTGCATTCGCGCAAAGCAGCCAGACATCACATACGACTTTGTAAAGACGCTTGTAACCCGGAAGACTCTCGCCGAGATTTGGGGAGCGGTTCTCAATGCGTGGGTCAAGGGACTCGCTGAACCTGACGAGGATGCGGTAGAAGAAAACCCTCTGAAGGATCAGAGCTAAGCAACGACAAACGTTGGCTCAATCTCTGGTCAACGGCACGATTCGACCTCGGACTTTCCGAGGTCGAGTTCTGGCACCTTTCAGGTCGCCAGCTTGCAGCTTTGATCCGCCGTCATAGAGAGGCAAGAGACCAGCAGCGCTGGCTCGTCGGTCTACTCGCATCAGTGACCGCTAATTTCTCGATGTCACGCCCTAAGGAGCCGTTGTCACCCGACGACTTCATGCCCAAGCGCAGAGTCGAGCGGACGGATGAAGAGATAGCGGAAGACCTCGCCTTGAGGCTTAGCGTCATCGCAGTAAAGCATTTACCTAACTAGACACACATCGGAGCACCTATATATGCAATTGACCTCATTCATCAAGAAGGTCATGGGAAGCCTCGCGCTTTCCGTCCTCGTATTGCTCGCAGTCCCTGCGCACGCCAGCGTTCCTGTTGGATATGTGCAGATGAGCAGCACCACTCTTATTGATGCGACCGGCACAGTCATCGCCAACGCGACGTTGCACGTAGCACCTGTAAACAACTCAGGCACCCCCATTAGCTTTCAAGTGAACGGACACGGACAGGCATCCGATAAGACTGTCACCGCTCTTATCACCAATGGTGCTTTCACAATCCAGCTTGCCGATACGGCTCTCACTTCACCAGCAAATGTCTGCTATCAAATCACCGCAACGGACAACGTCAGCGGAAAGCAGTTGCTTGGTGCGGCATACAACTGCGTTCAGCCAGCGGGTTCCGGTGCAGCCGTCACAGGCTCTCAAGCGTGGTGTACCCCCGCGACACTTTCAGCGGGAGCAACTTGCAACTTCGATGCGTACACGCCAAACGAGGCCGCTCTAGTGGTCGTTCAGCCCGGTCCAGTCGGACCGCAAGGCGCACAAGGAATCCAAGGACCGGGTGGAACGCTGTCGAATAACAGCGGCGTGACTACTCCTGTCGTGGAGGTAGAGGCGAATACTGGACTGGGAACTGGCTTCCTAACCACGATGCCCTTCTCCAGTGCGGTGAACTCCGCCGCTGGACTAGCTCAAGACCCGAATGAGAACTGCTACATCGTGAGTTCCGTTTTACAGGCTTTCAATTGCGCTACCGGCCTCGCCGGTGTTGAGAATACCAATCCTTACTCAGGTCTTCCGGCTGGCTATAACCACATTGGGGGTATCGAAGTGTGCGGGCCGAGCTTGAACTATCTGTGCGCCCCGGTTGACATCGAGACCGGCGGTGTTTTGTCGAGTCCCATCATCGCCGAATACAACTTGTCCAATCTGACACTCGCGACATACTTCTCAATCGCGTCGGGCTCATGCGACGGCTCTGCGGTTGCGTACAACGTGAACACCAATAACCTCGTTTGTGCCAGCTTTTACACAGGCGGAGGAGCCACAGCCGAACTCTGGAACTTCACGTCTCAGACAAAGGTCGGAACCCTCACGTTCTCGCCCGCACTACCCTACATTCAAGGATTCTCCTACGACAACGTGCATAACGTGTACTGTGCGTTCAGTGACGACGCTGGCATGGACACGGGTTATCTCAACACGGTCTCTCTCACTGGCGCTGTCTCTCCGTATCCATACAACGGCGGGGTAATCCCTCAGTCTGGTGAATTGGAAGGCGGCACTTGCGCCCAAGGCACTCTCATATATCCAGCGCCAACGAACGGTGGAATACTCGCTGTTGTTCCCGGACCGGGAACAGTAACGATGACCTCCGATGGCGTTGCAATTCAAGCGAACATGCAGACTAACGGCACCACTGGTGGGTACTCAAACCCTACGGGTGGTGTTGGCTATCCGTCGGCACAGTTGGTTGTCGGTACAGATGGAACGTTCCTTGAAGCTTTCCCTCCGCAGTCCGGAACATTCGGCGCGTACAACGGATACCAATTTGGCATCAGTCCGAGTGGAGCGGTAACCATGCCGGGTGGGTTTGGAATCGGTGCGGGTTCGACATCTTATCTGTACAACTGCCATTACGGCGTAGCATACGATGGCACGTACTTCTACTGCTCATCGCCGAACGGCTCCATAGCCACCTACAACTCCACCAGCCCGTGGGCACAGGTCAACGTCAACGCCAGCGCGTGGTCTCAGATGGGGCTGACTACCGAAACTGTTCGAGACCTCGAAGTCTCTGGCGGGAATCTTTATGTCCCCGGTTGGTCAACTGGCTCATCCTGCTCTGTGTCCCCCGTCTATGCGGGTGCAACGCTCGGTGTCTTCACAGCATCGACACTCGCGTTCCAATCTTCTTACACATTGGGTGGTGGGATTAAAGCCCCAACCGGCGTTGCGATTAACGCTGCTGGGAACGTTGCCTATGTTGTTGACCTGTGCGATTCGACGGAGATGTACGAGTACAGCCTTCCGTCATGGACGTTCGTCGCTACAGTTCCTTACAGCGGCTCCATCTCGGGAATGCGTGGCATCAGCTACAGCACGACGACCGGTAACTTGACGGCTGTGAATGCAAGCAACATCATCACGCTGACGACGGCTGGCAAGATTCTCACCAACAACTACTCGCCCGTCAAGACTGGGTCGCCCGAAGGTGTCGATGCGAATTACGGTACGAACGGCATCTTCACTCAAAACAGCTTTCTGTATCCCCTCACACTTTCATCGTGCTGCGGTCTCCAAGTCTACGGGGTTCCGGTGTCGTCTCCCATCTCCGGTGGCGACATCCCGGTCTCCGCTGGCAATGGTCAGTTTATCGATTCCGGCTATGGAATAACTCAGACTACCGCCAACACATGGCCTCAGGTACAGACGTTCATTAACAATGTCTACCTCGACCCGACAACATCGTCGGGCTCGACTAACCAAGGAAGCAACGGCGTAAACTGGCGAGTGTGGGCGGGAGCTTGCAGCAACCCGACGAAGCTGAACACCTACTTCAGCACTTCGATGGGTTCGGGCGCTGGCGGAACTTACTACGCAGGATTCACTGCTCCTGCATCTGCCGCAATGTCGAGTGCTGGTTGCACAGGCGCACGTTACTTCTCACTGACGAACTTTGACTATTTGAACTTTCAGGGAATTCTCGAACTGTATTCCTCGCTCTATCTGTACTCCGGTTCATACAGAATGCAGATTACAGCACCGCCAATCGCTCTGACAAACACCACCACTATGTATCCTGCTAACTCCGTCACGGGTTACATCGGCATTGGTCTCTCGACACCGCTCGGCACGCCCACCTATACGGCAGGAACGAACATCACTTCTGCTGCCTGTGCATCGGGATACACCTGCGTCAACTCGTCTGGCGAAGTGAAGATTGTCGCTGGCTCGTCAGCAACCACGGGGACTATCGCGACACTGAACTTCTCAAATCCGTTGACCGCAGCCACAGTCGGCGCGTCAGGCGGCACTGGCTACGTTACTGGTGACACGGTGACGTTCACATGTGGCACTACGAACGCTGTAGCAACTGTGACAGCTACAAGTGGTGTTGTGACGGCTCTGGCTGTCACTACACCCGGTGCGGGATGCAGTTCAGCGTCAAACGTCAACTCGGTCTCTACAAGTGGCGTGGGCACTGGTCTACAGGCCAATCTCACCGCTGGCCTGTCCGCTGCACCGAATTGTCATGTTGACCAGAATGGTGGAACAACATTCTACGGACTTGGACACGGCACCCCGACCTCAACAGGCTTCACCATCACGGCTGGCGTTTCGGTTGCTTCTGCAACCATCTACGTCGATTACTCATGCGGCGTCAATTAAACGAGCCTAAATAACTAGCAACGCCAGCACCATCGGGCGACCTTCGGGTCGCCCTCTCTATTGGAGTAATTTCTCATGCCAAGTCAAAAAGTAGCCTCCGCATACGTAGACCTCCAGCTTCAGACCGCCCAATTTAAGGCGGCTATCGGCGAAGCTTCGGGGGAAATGCGGAAGTTTGGCGCTGAGATGCGCGAAGAGAGCAATAAATCTCGCGAGTCCGTACGTCTTCTGTCTGAGGAACTTGGTCTCGGCATCCCTCGTGGCTTGCAAGGAATCATAAGCAAACTTCCCGGCGTGACGACCGCGATGAATCTCGCCTTCGATGGCGTGGTTGTATTCGCTCTCATTCGTACAGTTCAAGAGGTCACCGAAAAAGTTGTCGAGTTCGCCAAAAAGAACGAGGAGACCGCCAAAAAGAACGCCGCGACGTGGGGCGAAGTCAGCAAGTCTGTCTCCGCTGTAAATCGCGACCTGGGTCTCAGCAATGCGCGGATTCAAGATTCGATTTCTAAGCTCGAACACAAGCCCGGCGACGGGCTCAAGACCGCTTTGCTGGAAGCGGCTGACGCTGCACAAAAGCTTAGCGACAAACTTGATGAGGACATCGACAAGCTGCTCAAGGTCACGACCGAGCGCAAGATTGGCTTCCTCGACAATCTATCGGGCAATGGACAGGATGACCTCGACCGCACGATTGGCTACGGTGCTCAGCAGTACCGAAAGATTGTTCCCGGCTACGATGATGTTCTGAAGAGGTCAGCAGCCAGCGGCGATTGGAAGAACTACGCACAGACCCGTCAGGAAGAAATCAAAGCTCTGCACGCTGCGATTGACCCTCAGCTTTCAACGCTGAACGATTACCTGCGGCAGAATCAAGACCTCGCTATCACCAATCCGAATGACCCTAGCTTTGCAAAGGCGAGAGGCGGATACGACACTCTGTCCGGACTCATCACCGCTATTGAAGGACAGGCTCAGCAGGAAAAGGGTACTCACACTGAGAAGCAGAAGCAATTCGGGAACGAACAGGACGCACTGCGTCTCAAGGCGATGGAAGACTCTTTCCGCAAAGAGAAGTCCATGTTTGGCGCTAACGTCGAAGATGAGATTAACTTCTGGTCGGCGAAGCTGTCAGCCTTCACGAAGGGCTCTGATGAGTACCGCAGTGTTTCGGACAAGCTCTATGGCTACTACGATGAGCGGTCTGGTCAGTTCTCTGCAATTCGCAAGAGCGCGACTGTCGCCAATGTGCCGAACGACGTTACACAGGCTGGGGTAGACCTCAACAAGTGGATTAGTGACCAAGCTGCCGATGTCACGCACAGCGGAGAAGCATGGAAGCAGTTCAACGCTGAACTCGCGAAGGGCTATGAGCAGTACGGAGCATTCGCTGAGAAGCTCTCAGAGACGAAGCTAAAGATTGCTGAGACCACCGGCGTCATCTCTCCGCACGCTGCTGCCATCCAGCAAGCTGCGACGCACGCAGAGGCATACGCCCGTGCGCTCGTGACGCTGAATGCACAACTTGACAAGATTAACGGGGATACATCTCTCACGCCAGCGCAGAGAGCTACGGGCGCGTCTGCTGTCGGCAATCAAATCAGTCAGCTTGGCTACAACTACCAGACTCAGCAGATTGAGGACAACCAAGCTGTCTGGAGTACGTCCTTTCAGGGCGCTATGGGCAGCGCGTTTGACGACCTCATCAAGCGTTCGACGGACTTCAATACTCAGTTCAAGTCGCTGCTCACCACGACAGTCAATGAAGTCAACGACGCGATTATTAAGCTCCTCACGACGCGCAATGATCCGCATCCATTTCGTGCTGCCGGTCACGCCATCTTCACAGACGTTGCCAAGACTGGATTGCAGGATGCTGAAGGCGGCCTGCTCAAGGCTCTCGGGCTCGGTGCAAAGGATGTAAAGCACGTCATCGTGGACAACATGCCTAAAGCAGGCGCTGATGCGCTTGGTAGCTCCGTGGCGCACTCCGGCATACTTGGGGCGCTCAATGACTCAAACTGGGCTGGCAAGCTCTTTGGTGGGCGTTTATTCGGTGCGGGTGGATTGTTCGACCCGACCGCATCCGGCGTCATCCCTGACGGCAGCACGGGCGGTGCTGGACAGCGCAACTCTGTTGGAGCATACGCTCCGGGTGCTCCGGGTTGGATTGGAACGGTCGCCCAGATTGCTCAGGCCGGTATCAAGCTGGGAGCTTCGGCTCTGCCAACGTCTCCGGCCTCTGCTGCTTTGCCAGACAGTCCATATGCCGAAACACAGGATGACCCGATGTCGGGTATCACCATCCCCGGTCGTGCCAACGGCGGATTGATGTCTGCGGGTGACTGGTACATGACCGGCGAACAGGGACCGGAACTCTTACAGGTCGGCAGCACAAGCAAGATAAACAACGCTCGTGACACAGCAGCGATGTTCGCCGGTGGCGGTTCATCGACTACTCATAACTGGAACATTGACGCCCGTGGCGCTAACGACCCCGCCGCTGTGAATGCTGCTGTTCAGCGTGGCATTGCTCAGGCCGCTCCTCATCTTGTCGCTGCCAGTCAAGCGAAGGCCAGCGATAACAAGAGTCGTAGACCTGGCTCACGCCAATAAAGCAAGCGCAATAGATAAAGGATTCCCCTCATGTCCAGCACGATTACATTGCCTTCGGGCAGTACATATACGCTCGTCCAATTGCCCAGCTATCCCGGACTTAGTCAGTGGAGCATAGCCCTCATTGACTCAGTGGCACAAGTGCAGTCGCCATTCGTGCCGGGACAGACTCAAACTCAGGCATGGCCGGGTGCCGACGCTTGGTCGATTCAGTTCACCACGCCGAAGATGAGTCGCTGGACTGCGGCTGCATGGCGTGGCTTCCTTTCTGAGTTGAGAGGTACGCAGAACGTTTTTCAGATTGGTGACCCATACGCGACGACTCCACTCGGTCAACCGTCAGGCGCTCCTGTCTGCAACACAACAGGGACGAATAATCTGACCTCCGCCACTTCTCTGGTAACCGAAGGATGGACGCCAAGCACGTTTGGGCTGCTTCTGGCTGGCGACTACATTCAGCTTGGCTATCGACTCCACCAAGTGTGTGAGCCCGTCAACAGCGACAGCGGCGGCAACGCAACCATCTCGATATGGCCGTCGTTGCGAGAATCTCCCGCCAATGGAACAGCTTTGATTCTCACCAACACCGTTGGACTCTTTCGCCTTGCCGACAACAAACGCACTTGGCATAGCGACTATACCAGCCTTACTCAAATCAGCATTAACGCAGTCGAAGCGAGATAGATTATGCCTAGAGATATATCACGCGGGATGCTAACTCCGCTCACGAGCAGCTATATTCGTCCCTGCTTCATGGCTGCAATCACGTTTCACACGCAGACCATTTATTGCTGGACTGGAGTCGGCAATCTCGTCTATGGCGGGAATACATACACGGGCGTCGGAGACTTCGGGAAGCTAGACAAAATCACTGAGGGCAGCGATGTCGAAGCGTATGGGACAACCATCACGCTATCGGGCATCGACCCGCTCATTCTGTCCGAGTGTCTGACTGACATACAGCTTGGCGCTCCGGTCACTATCTATCTTGCGTTTCTTGATGGCAATGGAAACATCTTCGGGACTCCGTATCCGCTGTTCGTCGGAACTGTTGACCAGCCGACTATCAGCGTGAGCACAGAGACGGTGTCGATTTCGTTGGCTCTCGAAAACAAGCTGGCAAATCTTCTGAGAGCGAATCAGCGTCGATACACGAATGCCGACCAGCAAATCTACTACCCCGGCGACACAGGATACATCTGGGTTGAATCCCTCAACGACCAAGCACTTGTGTGGAACGCCTAGAAGCACGATATATGACAACTACACAAACCAAACTAAAGCGTTCCCGGACATGGGATACGCGGGAGCTTCACACGTTCCTCGTCTCTCGTGCCAGCACCCCTTACGAATGGGGCACACATGATTGTGCTCTGTTCTGTGCGGACGGCATTCAAGCGATGACTGGGGTGGACATCGCTGCCGACTTCCGTGGCAAGTACACCGACGAGACATCTGCAATCGAGGCCATCGCAACGATTACAGGCGTCGAGAGCGGCACCGTCGAAGATGCAGCCGCTTACTGTGCGGCAAAGCACGATCTGACCGAGTGGGCTCATCCGCTGAAGGCGCAGCGTGGCGACCTCGTCATTGTTGAGCACGACGGCGCATTGAGCGCAGGTCTAGTACATCTCACCGGGCGTCACGTCGCCGTCGCATCCGCAAAGGGCTATCTCAAACTGCCCATTACACAGATAAAGAGAGCATGGCATGTCTAAAGCAATTCTAGGTGCGGGGTTACTCCTCGCCGATGTCGGAGCGGTCATCGCAACGATTGCCACTGGTGGTGCGTTCACTCCGCTGCTTATCGCGGCCATCTCTGCGACCGCCAGTTTGGGCGTCACTCTCGAAGCCTCCGCTCTTGCTCAGTCTCTTGCTGATAACCGGGGTATGGGCATCACTACCCGACAGGCTGCGGGACTTCGCCAAATCATCCTCGGCACACAGAGAGTCGGTGGGACGATTGTTTATCAGTCAACGACGGGCGCTGGTGGTTCGGGCGGCAACTACGTTTACAACTTCGTCATTGCAATCGCAACGCATGAGATAGATGCATTTCAGAACTTGTATCTCGATGGTCGCCAAGTGTACTGGTCGCAAGACGGCGGAAGCCCCGCGAACATCGGATGCGGCACTGTGTCCGATCCTCCGACATCTGTTGTCAGCATCAGCGGTGGCGTCATCACGGGCATCACCGCGACTGGTGGCTCTGGATTCGCGAATGTCAAACCAGTTCGCTATCGCGTCCGCATCTCCGACACTGGCGGCGGCTCCGGTGCTGAGGCATGGGCAACGAACTCAGGCACAATTGGCTCACCTGTTTGGTCAATCACTGTGAGCACGGGCGGCAGCGGATACACGTCTGCGACCGTTGCCGATGTCCAAGGCGCGTACACGTTCGGTGGCACTGCGGCTGCTGACCAGCAAGACCCATCACAGCCCGGATACGGACTTGGCTATGGCATCGGACCGGGTGGGCCGCATTACAACTTCGCTGGCAAAGTATTCTGCGAGGCACGCTTCGGTGACCAGCCAGAGGGCGACTACATGTCGTCGCTATCAGCTAATGACGCTGTGTGGGCATCCACGTCGAGGCTCGCTGGCTGTGCGTATCTGTATGTCAACATCGGATACGACTCCGCTCAGTTCTCGACGCTCCCTGAAATTCGCATCACGGTTAACGGCAAGAACACTATTCTTGACCCTCGTAGCGGCACGCTCGTCTACACCACGAACTGGGCGCTGCAAGTCGCAGACGTGATTACAGACCCGGTGTTCGGCTTGAACGACAACACCGTCAATCAGACTCAGCTAATCGCTGCGGCCAACATCTGCGATGAAGCTGTGACAGGTTCTCAAGGCGAAGAAGCTCGTTACGTTCAGTGTCTCCACTACGACACCGGCACCGCGCCCGGCGATGTCCTCGCCATGATGATGCCAGCCGCTGGCGGTCGCTACAGCCGCGTCGGCGGTGAGTGGTACATCTACCCCGCTTCATGGGTTGGAGCCAGCATTGCGCTTGACGAATCCGCTGTCGTCGGAGATTTCAACTGGCTTCCGTACCGAAAGTCGAGAGACCTGTTCAACTACGTGACCGGCACCTACGTGGCTCCCAACTATCCGTACTCGGCAGTACCTCCGTTTTCAAATCTATACGACGCAAACGGGTGGTACTACGGCACGACCGAGAACCTGTGGAACTATGCCTTTCAGCCGACGAACTACCCGCAGTACGCCCAAGACACTCTACACGGATACTCGGCGAATGAATGGCTAGTGCAAGATGGCGGCATTCAGGTTCCTCATGAGCTAACGCTCCGTGGTGTTCCTTCTATCACTCAAGCCCAGCGTCTCGCAAAGATTGCTCTGCTTCGAAATCGCTTTCAAGCAACGGGAATCTTCCCAATGAGCATGACGGCTTGGCAGTGTCAGCCGTGTGACATCATGCAGTTCAGTTTCGGCATTCTGGGACTGAGCAGCGCGTATCTCGAAATCGACAAACTGCAACTGGTTGCGGAGCCGATGCGTGATGCGAACGGCAATGAGGGCGCTATCGCTCTCTCATGCTCGGTAAGCGTACATGCGACCGACCCGACCGTCTATGAGTGGAGTGAAGAGGACGAGCTACTGCCAACGGACATTCCCGCTCTCGGCACTGGCTACTATCCATCGACTCCGGCTGCACCGACCACGATGACGGTGACCTCATCCGCTGGCACTGCAATTATCAACCCGGACGGAACTGTCATCCCTCAGGCTCTCGTGTCTTGGGATGCTCCTCAGGACATCTCTGTCACTGAGATTCAGATTCAATATCAGTTGTCTGGGGCCTCCGTCTGGCAGACGGGTGGCACGGCTGACGTAGGTCTATTCGAGGCATTCGTCGGACCGCTCGTCGCTGGCTCGGTCTACAACTTCAGGATTCGCTCCGTGCGTCCGAACGGCACCACGAGCGCATGGGTTGAGGTCGCCAGCGTAACAATCAGCATCACGCTTTCGTCGACGGCAACGACCGGAGCGAATGTCGCGCCCGCCGGAACTCTCAGTGCATGGGCGCTGTCCAGCGGCACAGCGGACATATACGTCGCTCCGTTCGACGCGACAATCGGCGGTCTCTCCGTCGCTTGCTTGCCTGGCGGTGCTTACACCATCACAGGACTGTTGCAGTCTCAGTTCTATTACGTTTACTACGTCGATCCCACGTTTGCCGGTGGAGCGATTACACCGATCGCTACGAAGAATCAGAGCGATTACTTGGGCAAGGTCGGATACTTCCTGATCGGCACCATCACGACGCCATCCTACTCGATCCGCTATGAACCGACCACGTACACGGACACCGGCTCGTCGACGACAACGAACCCCATCAACGCCTATGACAACAATGTCCTCACGAACGCGAACGTCGTGGCGCAGTGGTGGACCGTCGAGACATCGCCGGGTACTTACCCGAGCTACATCCCGACGTTCGCCTATTTGAACTCGACAGGGAACTGCGCCTGGAGTGGATTTGCCAACGTGACTACTACGGCGGCGATGACTCTGTCGGTCGTAGCGGCTGCGAATGTCGGCGCTTCGCCCGCTGGAAGCTGCTCCATCACGGTGAAGATCGGTTCGACCGTCTCCACCGTCGCCTCGATTGATGCGACGACCGCGAGCACGACGTACACCTACACCATTCCCAGCGGGACGAATCTCAGCACGGTCACCGTCAATGGCATCGCTAACCAGCCTGCGGGAACCGCGAACGGCGGCGGTGCGACGGTGCTGCAAGTTTTTGAAATTTATATTCAGTGAAATGGGAAATAAACGCAGCTTTGAAACCAAGAACGCAACAGCGTCATTAAGGGGCAACATGGACGACAACACTATACAAGAGATTCGACAGGACATCCGCGACTTACGAAACGACATTTATCAATGGCGTCAAGAACTAAGCGGCGTGGGTGAGAGAGTTGCCAAAATCGAAGCTACAGTCAAACCCGCGATTGTGGACAACGGTACGCCCAGCCGACTCAGCGAGGCTGAAGACAGAATCAATTCCTTAGAGCAACAGTGGTGGAAGTTAACAGGGGCGTCCATCGTCCTGTGGGGTCTTGTACTCGTCGCCTATGAGTATATTAAGGCGACCTTTTGGGGACATTAAATAACCGAACATTGGTATTAGATTATATGGCAGCGAAATTTACAGAAGATGGTCATCTCGTCTTCGACGATGGTTGGATTTGTCCGCAGGACGCGCACGAGCTATTTCTGCGATATGCGGATAATGTCAGGCGGCTTTGCCTGAAGTGGCGATATCTCGATGATTTGGACGATCTGGAGCAAAGAGTCTGGCTAAAGCTACTTTCCCCGCCGGGAAGCCAGAGCAGATTTCCAATGGCGACCGACATGATTGCATACGTCAATGCTGTGTTTCTGGATAGCGTCAAGAATTCAAACAAAGCTCATTTCTGGCAGTATATAAATCATCTGATACGAAATTGTTTCCTCACTTCGACTACAGATGCCGCGACGCAACGCGGAAACGTCAGCCTCGATCAGCAGTCGCGAGGGGGAGGAGATGACGGCGATTATGAACCGCGTGAACTCATCATGCTTCACAGGGACTCGCGGGGCGACGGTCTTAAAAACGACATCGACCGCGTTTTGCTTCTAAAGGAATTTCTTGCCTTCGTGGAACTGCACGATCCTGACTTCGTGCCTCATATCGTCGCTCTGGAAGACCAAGTCTTATCAGGCTGCAAGGGCGCTACGGTGAAGCGAACGATTGCACTTGCGGAGGCTTTTGCAGGAGAGCCATTTAGCAATCGCACGAAATGGTATTCCAGTTCTAACCGATTTTCGGTTCGACCACGACGCCCATCAAAGCGTGCGGATGGTAGCGCATCTCTCCCAGCTTTAAAGCTCATATCGGATAGCACCAGCGGCCTGACCCTACGTGAAGTGGCGCTGAGACTGGACAAGCCATTGAGCCATGTACGCTCGTATGCTAACTATCTATTACGGCAGAAGACGATTAAAGCATCCGGTGAGCGAGATGGCGATACTGTGTATGTTGCCACTGGAGTATCTCTTGTAATCAAAACTCACGGCAGAAAGAAGAGTAATAAGGACTGCAAATGAAGTCCATACTCGCCCTGCTGTTCGCCATGGGAAAAGAGTATAGACGAATTTCTGTGCGAACTATGTGTGGACAAGTTGAACTACTTCGTTGTCTTCTTCACCATCGCCCAACGTGCGTTTTGCGGCTGCAATCCGGGCACGGCCTTCTAGGGGCATTAAATCATTCGATGAAGTCAGAACTAGCTCGGTCAGAAGCCTTGACGCAGGATGCTTTGCGCCCGTGATACCGATGCAAGTATCGAGTTCCATCTGTCAATGTACGGCTGGGCTAGACGCCTGAGGCCGAGCCCTAAGAGCAGAAGTATGAGTGAACCAAAAATGAAAATCGCAAAGAGTTGTATCCAACCTGCTGGCCCTTTCACGGCTAGAAACAGACAACTCGTCCAAAACGTCTTCATAGTTCGTCTCCCTACTTTCCAGTCTTCTTCTGTCTTTCCCAACGCGCCTTCACAGCCGCAGCAATCCGGGCTCTGCCCTCAGGCGTCAGGTTACGCTTCTTCTTGGGTTTGGCGACTGGGGCAGTAGTCGCAGACTTGGCCGGTCGTCCCGGACCTCTCTTGGCTGTTTCAGCGAACGCGATTCGGGCCTGTTGCAGCCGGGAAATCTCGGCATCGATAAGGGCAATTAAAGTTGTGCTCATGCTGAGTAGTTTACCTCAGATAAGCTTTTCACGGCTTGATAGGTGATGGCTGAAGTGGAGGAGGCGTCGAAATGAAAGGCATCCATTTATTCCCTTTAAACTCAGGGTCTGGCTGGAAGAATTTCGGCAACGGTTGATCATCTGCGTATGCTCGTCCATCACGGAACGAGAGCGTCTTAATGGTCTCTCTGTCGCTCTTGTCTGCAAAAAATGAGACGGCCAGAGCGTTTGCCTTAAGATTGTTCGGATTTTCGCCCCAGAAGAAGATAATCAAGTTATGGATATGAAGATAGGAGTTCGGCGGCTGAGCGTAAACTCCCCATTGCAGTTGAAGCGTCCCATCAACGGGAGTATCTGGAACCAACATATACACGGTCGAGTTCTTGACGCCTTGAGGTGCCGGAATAACAATCGCATTTGCCTGAACGAACTCGCTAATTGAGAACATATACGTGGCGTGCATCGAAAAAACATGCTTCACAAAATCTTCAGAGCTAGAGATAACCTTTTGTTGAGCCGCCAAGTCAGACGTTGCCTTTCCAAGCTGAGTTCGCATTGAGTCAAACTCAGGTTGCAATTGCTTAACCGCCTCGATTTCAGATTTAGAGTTCGCAACCTCAGTCCTCACAGAAGCCGCTTCGTCTTGTAGTTCCTTCGTTGTCTTCGATGCAGTTGCTTTGACACCATCGGACAATCGGATGGCATTCGCAGCGGAATCGCGATTTGCTTCTATCGTCTTCCCAGACTCTTTCTGAATCTCTTCGACGGACTTCGCAGACACCTGACCTATGTCGTTGCGTGCGGTGTTGGCGGTGCTTTCAATCTGTTCTTTTTGATTCTGCGCCGTTTTCGAGAGGTCGAACTCTTTCCATCCCAACCAGCCGAGGAGCGTCACTACGACTATGAAAGGAACCGCAAGGACTTCCAAAAAGAGCTTTGTCCACTTCCACGCTTGCTCGAAGACTCTAATCGCACTCTCTGTTTCGAGTACATCGCGGTCGCGAACAGCGGTCTCAAGTTCCTTGGTCACCTGTCCAGCAATGTAGTCCTTGAGCACAAGGGCAGAGCCGCAACTGCCGCAAAAGGATTGCTCAGGCGGATTCTCCGTTTCGCATTGAAAACAGCGTCTGCTTGTCATTTGATTTGGAACAATCAT